AAAGAAGATTTTGCTAAATTTGTCGGTCGTGCAACGGTGCTGCAATATGCAAAGACAGTAACCGGAGATGGTCCGACACCACAAGAAACAGACTGGAAAGCGGCGGGCGCAATCCGATCCAAAGGATTTGACTTTAGCCCAAACACAGTAACATCGGAAGCAGATGACGCAGGCGGTTTTCCTGAATCGCTCGTCACCAATTCTGATTTTAGCATCAGCGTAGAGGGTGAGTCGCGCAAAAAAGATAAAACAGATGAATACGGCATTAACGCCCTGATCGATCTCTACGTCAAGGCAATCAATGAGCGTAAGCAGCCGACTATTTGGGTGCGATTAAAATATGGTGCTGTTACATTTGTCGGCTTTATGACAATCACCGCATTAAGCAGTGAAGCGGCAACGAATGACCTAGTGACGTTCTCAGCCGAGTTTAAAGTGGCTGATTCAGAGAGTGTGACGATTACTACAACAGGCGCGTAGTAATTCCGAATAGCCCCGATCGTTTGGTTGGGGCTTTATTAATGGGGGAGCAATGCAAGCGAATCTGGCAATTGGTGAGTTTTCTATCACGCATGGCGGCAAAGATTACCTCTTTAGGCCATCATTAAAAAACATTTCTGCTATCGGCACTCCGCAAGAAATTGTCATAGCTTACTCGGTATTGAATGGCGGCGAGATCGCTAAGTTATTGCGTGATGTCGTTGAATTAAACCAGTGGGCGAAGCAGTATGCCGCTAAAACAGCACTTAGCCCAGTGTTTGGGCGCAATATATTAATGACCGCGGTCACGATTTTAACCTGTTGCTGTAGTGATGATGTAACCGCAATTACAGGCTATTACAAGCCGGGCGGCAAAGGTTTATTGTACTGTCCCGGCAAGCTGTCTATTAAAGATATTATCACGCTGGCTAGGCATTTAATCGATCACGGCATAATCGGTACGGTTGATTTAAGGCGTGATCAAAAAGATTCGGCAAAAGCAACGTACACGGCTGAATTTAACGCCGAAGAATACATCAGCGCCGCCCGTTGTCATTTCGGATTGCCACGCATGGAGGCTGAAAACCTAACGATGACCGAATTTCAAATGCTGATCAAGGCAATGTACAAAGATAGTGATAAAAAAACCAATGGGGCAATCTTTACCGAAGACGAGTACGACCGAATCATGGCTGAATTTGAAGAAAGTCAAAATAAAATTTCGGATTTGTGATCTATATTGTTGAAAGTCAACCTGTTAGTTTGTAGCATTAGATCTTTTACAATATAAGGAATATTATGAAAAAACTAATGTTAGTTAGCGTTTGCTTATTTTCTTTGAGCGCTTGTGTGCAATCTCCGTACCAATCTGGAGTATGGCAAGATATTCAAAAATCAGCGGTGAATGTGCATAAAAATGAATTTGGTAATGATTTTGATGAATCTTTAGTTAAGAAAATTGTTAAAGGGAAGACAACGGAATCTCAATTAGTGTCAATGTTCGGTGAGCCTAATTTTAAAATGGTGATCAATGAAAAAGATACAAAATGGCAGTATTCACATAATGTTATTTCAGTAGAATCACCAGCATATATCACAGGAAGTATACAGGATTATCAAAATAGCATTAAACAAAACTCAACATCTAAAACGCTGGATATTTTAGTTAGAAATGGAAAGGTTTTGAATTTTGCATTACAGAAATCAGACCCATCAATAAAAACAAAAGTTGAGAGTAAAATAGATATTGAAAAATTACAAAAATAAATCCATTTGCTAGATGATAGTAAGTCTGCTATTTAAAAGCAGCCTTTTTCATATTCAATCCACAAATCAAGTATAAATTTTTGCTCGGCTAGGCTGCATTGCTCTAGCCGATTTTCTTTTATCACACCCCACGCTGATTTAGCCATTTCGGTGGGAATGGTTGCGTATAAAAATCGTTCGAATGTCATAAATAATCTCCTTTGTTGTGGTGCGCACTATAACGAAGTTGAGGCTATTTGTATTTTTGGCGGAATTATTTTTGGAATACAGATCGCAAAAAAGGAAATATTATGTCTGAAACGTTCAGTGATCTTTACATCGAAGTTAGTATGGAAACCGCTCAACTACTTCAAGGCGCAACAAGTGCTGATATTGCCCTAAATAAAATTAACGAATCAGCAAAATCCGCAAGCGCAGGAATTCATGCTGCTGAAAAACAAGCTCAAAAACTAAGCGCTGAATTAACGAAAGTTGCAGCAACAACAAAGAATACTGGTCGTGCATTTGGTTCAATGCGCGGAGTAATACAGGGTGTTGGTTATCAAATTCAAGACGTAGCAGTCCAAGCACAAATGGGAACTAATGCCTTTGTAATTATGGGGCAGCAAGGATCGCAAATGCTATCGCTATTTGGTCCAATGGGAGCTATTGCGGGTATGTTATTGGCAATCGGTGGCGCCATGGGAACAGCTTTATTGCCAAATCTATTTGATTCAACAAGTGCTACTGATAAATTAAAAGATGCGCAGAAAAAACTAGGTGAGGTGATAACTGAAAATGATGGCGGTATTTTATCGTTATCGGACAAAATGGTAAAACTCGCACAGCGAAGTGAGCAGGCCGCAAAAGCAAAAATTGCAGCGACAATGGCAGAATCAAAACAAGCTATCGATGCAGCGGGGCAAGCGATAAGTGAGGCTATGGACGACTTTGACAGCTTCTTTAGCTTCTTGGGCGGTAATAGTGTCGCGAGCGTAAGTAATGCGATCGCAGAGCTTGAAAAATATGAGAAGACAGGAAGAAATGCAGCTGAGGCAGTCAGGGATTTAGGTGGCACTTACGCTGGATCTATTGCGGAAATCAATAATCTGACTGATGTAACAAGCAAAATGTCTGAACAGTTAGGAATCACAACAACAGAAGCTATAGGATTATTAAAGCAACTTTCAGAATTTGAGAAAAATAAATCACCTGAAACTATGCACTCGCTGGCGGCGGCATTGAGCGTTTTAAGCGAAAGGTATGATAATGCCAATCCGAAATTAAACGAACTGACAGGCACCGTAAATAGTAATGCGTTTGCAGCAATGGAAGCAAAAGACGCATTAGATTTAATGAGAAAGGCGCTTGCAGATTTAGCAGGTATTGCCGTCGAATCTGAGGCGGCGCTATCTGGCAATTTGGCTAAGATAGAAAAAATTACCGAGGCGGCAAGAGAGCAAGCTGTAACTATAGGTATGACTGCTAGGGAAAAGGCTAAATATGCGGCTGTAACTCTAGGTGCGACAAAAGCTGACTTGGAATCTATTGATGCGTCATTCGACAAAATAGAGGCATATAAAGCTGAAGAAGAGGCAGCTAAACAAAAGCGCGAAGCCGACAAAAAGGCAGCAAGAGAGGCAGAATCTGCCGCCAAAAAAGCGGCGGCTGAGGCAAAAGCGGCAGCTAAAAGAGACGCTCAGGCTAAACAGCAAGTCATCGATCAAATTAACAAGTTATCAGATCAATACGAAGTTGCAGTGTTGCGCCAAGAGGGATTTCATCGTCAAGCAACTATTTTAGCAGCCAAGCAAAATGCAGGTGCAGCAGCTACACAAGCGCAGGTAAATGCAATCGGCGATCTAGCGGCTAAGATGTATGATTTAACCAACACGACCCGCAACTTTAATGCGCTACAAGCGGAAATTAGCCCTACGGTTGCGCTTGATCAACAACATCAAGTCAGAATGCAGCAGCTTGATGAGTATGTTATTGCTTACCCTGCAAAAATAGAGGAGGCCGAAGCTGTCAGAGCCGCTATCGAAGAGCAATATCGCCAGCAGCGGTTAGAGGCTCAATGGGACGAATGGAAGCAATCTAGCGCAGGTGCGGAAATGTTCGGCAATGCTTTAGAAGCAGTACAAAGCACCGCCTCAAATCAAATTACCGGATTGCTTGCCGGAACAACTACGCTTAGAGATGCGTTTAAGTCCTTATCAATGACACTGCTTAACAGCGTTGTCAGCAGTTTGATTGAGGTTGGTATGGCTCAAGTCAAAAGCATGATCATTGGTCGAGCTGCGGCAAGTGCGGCTACCGCTGCACAGATGGCACAGGCAGCAGCGTTGTCTGCGGCATTCGCTCCGGCGGCCGCGATGGTCTCGCTTGCAACTCAGGGGGCAAACGCAATACCAGCCCAAGCCGGTATGGCTTCGACAACCGCACTTGCTCAAACAATGTCAATAACTGGACGTAAAAACGGTGGACCTATATCTGCCAACGCGATGTACCGTGTCGGCGAAAATAACCAGCCCGAAATCTTCAAAGCCAGCAACGGATCGCAATACATGATTCCGGGCAACTCAGGACGGGTATTTAGCAACAAAGATGTCACGAGCAATCGAGGCGGTAACGGCGGCGGTAGCGTAACGGTAATTGTCAATCAAACAAACCATTTCGGCGATCAAGATTCGCGCGGCGGTGATCAGCAATTGGCAGCGAAAATAACCGATATGATTAAAGGCGAGGTGACAAATCAAATAGCCGATCAAATGCGTGACGGCGGAATGTTAGCGAGGTAATAGATGGAGCGGTTTAATTTTCCAGTGCAGCGAGGTTACACGGTCGAGCATGCGCCCGAAAAATACGAAGTAAAGTTCGGTGATGGCTATGTTATGCGTGCGCCGAAAGGGCTAAATTCCGATCTGCGCAAGATGAACGTTAGCGTAATAGTCAAAACCGTTGAGCAGGTAAAGGCGCTTAAAGATTTCCTCAGCCGTCACAAGGGCGTTACGCCGTTTATTTTTCGTGATAGTCAAGGTGATGACATTATCGTTATCTGCTCTCGCTGGAGCTATCAACGCCATTATCTGCATACTACATTTTCACTCAGTCTTGAAGAAACACTATAAGGGGGCTAAATGCCTTTAGAAATGAAGCCGGAGTTAGCTTTGGCATTATCCGATCTGCGACAGGATACACTAATCGAGTTATGGGAAGTTGATTTACGCGGAATCAAAAATGCTGCCGGCAATGTAGGATCGTTATACCGATTTCACAACGGCTTAAACGGTGTGCGCCAAAATATTATTTGGCAGGGTAATGAGTATCAAGCAATCGCAATGCAAGTAACCGGATTTGCTCGCAAAAGCAAGGGACAAAGTACTAGACCGTCTTTATCTATTGCTAATTTTGCAGGGTTAGTTACGGGGATTGCGAGAGATTTTGATGGTGCCGCAGGTGCGAAAGTTACCCGTGTTCAAGTTTACGCAAAATATTTAGATGCGGTCAATTTCAAAGACGGAAATAAGTTTGCTGATCCGACAGCAGCTTTTCCGCCGGAATACTTTATTGTTGAGCAATTAGCTAAATTAAGTCATGACGTAGCGACATTTACCTTAGCAACTCCAGCAGAAACTGACGGTGCAATGATTCCGGTGCGCATGATTACGGCTGATACTTGTTATTTCCAATATCGAGGCTACGGCTGCGGTTATACCGGAAAGCCTGTGTGTGACGATCAGGGAAACCCAACAACCGATCCAGCTAAAGACGGCTGCCCGCACAATGAACACGGATGTAAATTGCATTTCGGTGCCAAGGCAGTACTGCCTTACGGTGGTTTTCCATCAGTGAGTAAAGTATGACGATAGAACAGCAGATTATTGAGTATGCCAAACAGCAAGAGCCGCGCGAAATGTGCGGCTTTGTCGTTTTTAAGGGCAAGAAAAAACAGTTTATCCCGTGCGAAAACATTGCGTCTGATCCGATTAGCTATTTTGAAGTTGCCGCTGATGACTGGATCAAGGTACAGGAATATGACGGAGTTATAGCTCTAGTGCATTCACATCCTAACGGTGAGCGCGCATTATCAACTGCCGATCGACAAATGCAGATTCAGTCTAATCTTGACTGGTGGCTTGTAACACGTGGTGAGATTCGTAAATTTCGTAATGTGCCGCCGTTACTGGGGCGTGATTTTAAGCACCGAGAAAGCGATTGTTACACCATAATTTGCGATGCTTACATGCTTGCCGGCACTGAACTTCCTCAAGTTGAATATGACGAGGATTGGTATGAGCAGGGTAAAGATTTATATATCGAGACGCTCAAAAATAGTGGATTTGAACAAGTCACCGAGCCGCAGTTAGGAGATGTGATTTTAATGCAAGTCATTTCACCAGTTGCAAATCACTCAGCTATTTATCTCGGTGATAACCTGATGTTGCAGCAGTGCAATAATCGATTGTCAAAACGGGATTATTATAACGGATACTGGGAGCGACATACGCATAGCATTTGGAGATTTAAACAATGGCAACAGTTAGATTTTACGGCGATTTACAACGATTTGGCACTGAGTTTAAGCTAAACGTAGATACTGCCCAAGAAGCACTGCAAGGGCTTTACGTCCAGGTAAAAGGGCTAAAAGCAAAAATTAATAAAGGGTATTACCGAATAAAAATAGCCGGCAAAGAATATGGAATGAATGACATTCGTATCGGGCTGACAACAAGGCTTAAGACGAACTCCGTTATTAATCTAATTCCAGTCATAGCTGGCGCAAGCGCCGCATTCAGATTTGTTGCTGGTGCGATTTTAGCTGTAGTTGGCGCAATAATGGTTAACCCTTACATGATTGCGATTGGTGCAGCGTTGGCGATCGGCGGAGCGGTTGAGCTGCTGACTAAGCCGCCAGGCATGAACATAAAAACCGATGATGCCGAAAAGAAAACGAATACCTCATTTTCGAGCATTAAAAATTTAACGCCGCAGGGGCGACCGGTGCCGTTGCTATACGGTGAAATAATGCATTCAATTGTTTTGATTTCACAGGGTTTAGAGGTATTTACGCCAGAGGATTGATAAATGAGTTTCGGAAAAAAGAAAAAACAGCATACGCCAAGAGAGGCAAAAGACACGCTAAGATCGGCGCAGTATTTGCGTATGATCGGACTTGTGGCGCACGGTGAAATTGTCGGCGTTGAAAACGGCTGGAAAGACGTTTACTTTAATAAAACGCCAGTGCAGAACAGCGATAATTCTTATAATTTTAACGACGCTGAAGTGGAATATGTTTTAGGAACTCAGGAGCAAGATCCGCTCAAGGGTTTTGATTTTTCCGAAAAGGAAATAAGCGTTAGTGCCGAAGTTAAAAAAAATATTGCGATTACGCGTACCGTATCAGATCAAAAAGTCACGCGTTTGCGTATTACGGTAGCCGTGGGGGCATTATTTAAGCAAGAAGATAACGGCGACACCAACGGTTCGAGAGTTGATTTGCTTGTGCAGTACGGCAGTAAAAGTAAGCCAATCACTATCAATGGCAAAACCTCATCACGTTACTTAAAACACGTTATTTTAGATGATCTGCCCGCAGTGCCGTTCAATGTTACGGTTTCGCGAATTACTGATGACAGCAAAACCCAAAAGTTGCAAAATACTACTTTTTGGCAATCCTACACCGAAATTATTGATACTAAATTTAGTTACCCTAACTGCGCCCTGCTTGGTATCCGCTTAGATTCTCGTCAAATGTCATCGGTGCCGGATATTACTGCGTTGAGCAAGGGGCGAGTGGTTAAAATACCTAATAATTACGATCCAATTACCCGACAATATGACGGATTCTGGGACGGAACATTTAAATTAGGCTGGACGAATAATCCAGCCTTTATTTTTTATGATCTTGTCATGTCCGAAGAAGTCGGCATGGGTCAACGTATCGGCGCATATGGTTGTGATAAATTCAAGCTCTATGAAGTTGCCCGATGGTGCGATCAGCTTGTTGATGACGGTTTTGGTGGCAAAGAACCGCGCGTAACGACTAATCTGTGGCTAACCGATCAGCGTAAGGCTTATGATGTGCTTTACGATCTTGCTTCGGCGTTTTTTGCTATTCCGGTTTGGAACGGCACACAGATGTCAGTCATCATGGATATTCCGTCCGATCCAGTGTGGACTTACACTCAAGCTAACGTTGTCGATGGTTTCGAGTATAGCGAAACATCAGCTAAAACTCGCATTTCCGCCGTTGAAGTTGAATATAGCAATCCGAACAATATGTACGAGCGTGACAGTGTTTATGTATCTGATGACAAGCTGATCAAGCGCTACGGTTATAATGTAAAAAAAATTGTGGCTTATGGCTGCACATCATGGGGGCAGGCATACCGCTACGGTCGTTATATGCTAGGCACTAATTCGATCGAGACGGTGTTAGTGAGTTTTAAAGCGGGGCGCGAAATGTTGCGCACAATGCCCGGCGATATTTTCGCTGTTGCTGACAATGAGTATGCTGCAACAAATATCGGCGGACGTGTATTAGCAGTTAATGGGCTGACCGTTACGCTTGATCGAGAAATTAAGTTTAAAAAAGGTTGCGCGTTAACCTACGCAGCTATTATTGACGAGAAATTGTCATCAAGAACGATCGAAATCGTATCAGCAAACGGGGCGGAAGTTACATTAAAACAAGCCCCGATTGATCTTGATAAAATGATGTTGTGGACACTGGTAAACGGTACGGTCAAAACCCGTTTATTCAGAGCCGTTGAAATCAAAGAGAATGCCGACGGCAGTTATTCCGTTAGTGGCTTGCAGCATGAGCCTAAAAAATGGGATTACATCGAAAAAGGCATTAAATTTGAAAAAGATCTAACAACGTTACATAAAGCTGTAGTGCCTCAGCCGACACACGCTGAGATTACGGCCGCAGGCGGTAGTTTAGTTTTAACGTTTGATATGCCAACCGTCATCGGCACGGTCACTTACGAAGTTAAGCTCTACAAAGACGGTAAAGTGTACCGCACTTATACGGATTTGAAAGAACCAAAACTCACGTTTGATGGACTGCCGGACGGCAGCTATACCGCCGAAATTCGCGCTAAAAACCAGTTGGGGCAATACTCTAACCCTGTCACAAAATCGTTTGAAATTAATCTGACGATCACGGAGTTACGCACGACATCTGAGCTAATGGCGATCAACGTTGAATGGACGTTACCAGTGTTGGCGACTACTGGTAATGCTACTGAGATTTGGCATGCTCGCGAACCGGATTTAAGCAAAGCGGTGAAGATCTCAACCTTGGCATATCCGGCGACAAGCTATCTAAAAAGCAATGTCGGCTTGTCTGAAAAGCACTATTTTTGGGCGCGCTTGACCGATAAAAACGGCAACAAAGGCAAATTTACCGAGGCTGTTTTTGGTGAAGCCGATCATAATGCGGATAATCTGGTTAATTATCTTAATGGACAAATCACCGAAACCGCACTGGGCAAAGACTTGATCGCACAGCTGACTGGATTTAAAGACGGGATCGCACAAGCGGATGGCAAGATCGTCCAAGAAGCACGTGACCGCGCGGACGCATTGTTAGCCGAAGCGCAAGCAAGAGGTCAGGCGATTGCTGCGGAAGCCGTTAAACGCAGTGCGGAAGTCAAAGCGGCAGCGGATAAAGCAGCGGCGAACTTGTTAAAAGAAGCGCAGGCGCGCGGCACGGCGGTCAGCGAGTTGCAGAAAGTGGATCAACAACAAGCGCAGTTGATTACCCAAGCGACAGCCAAAGCCGAAAGTGCGGTAGCCGGTATCGAAGCTGAAAAAACGGCGCGCGCCGAGGCGGATAAAGCCGAGGCGAAAGCCCGTGAAACGCTCGCGGGGCGTGTTGGTACCGCCGAAAGCACGTTGACTAAGCTCAACGAAACGGTGACGAATAATCAGCGTACAACGGCAACACAGCTGACAGTAATGGAGAGCAAGTTTAATAACCTGTCTGTTGGCGGGAGGAACTACTTCTTAAATACCGCCAATATATCAAGAAATACAATCGGTAGATCGAGTATTAATATTAGCCCAGATTTTTTGGAAGCGATTAATCGTGAAAAAGTGTTAACGCTATCTGTTGATGCTGAAGTTGTTGGCGGTGTATTAGCAACAACAGGGTATACCCGAATTATCACCGAGATTAGGGTTCACTATGAGGACGGTACATCCCAATATAGAGCGGCAACCATTGGCCGTGATTTGGCGCTTAACTATAAAGGTAGATTATCTGTAACCTCTACTATCCAAGATAAAGTTGTCACTAATGTTGACGCAGGCATGATCCAGATTGCTATAGCGTCTGCTACCAAGCTATATATTGGCAAAGCAAAACTCGAAGTCGGCAATGTTGCTACCGACTGGACACCAGCGCCAGAAGATCTTGACAGCGCCGTAGTCGAAACAAACGCAAAGTTGACCGCACTTGAGCGCACCACGGCAGAAGCTGATAAGGCACTTGCTGAGCAGTTTAAGCAAATGCAATCAAACGTTGGCACGAATGCCGCTGAGATTACAGACCTCAAGCAGACTAAGGCGAGCAAGACCGAAGTTGCCAGTATTGCACGCACAGCGTTGGAAAGCGTGTGGCGCGGCTATGCTGATACGGCTAAAAATGCTGCTGTCTCAACTGCTGCAACAACCGCACAACAAAAAGCGGATACGGCAAAATCTCAAGCCATTGCCGCCGCGGACACCGCCGCTAAAGCGAAAGCAGACGCTGCCAAAGCTGCTGCTATTGCCGCCGCAAGTGGCGACGCCACAAGCAAAGCGAATGCAGCGCAAGCCGCAGCCATTGCAGATGCAGCGTTAAAAGATGCCGAGATTAAAAAGCAAGCCGCGGCGGACGCTCAGACGAAAGCGAATAAAGCCAAGTCTGATGCTATCGCCGAAGCGCAGAAGCTGAACACTGCAACGAATGCCAAAATCACCGCACTTGACAGCGTTGTTACTGCAAATAGCAAAGCCAGTGCAACACGCTTCGGCGCGATAGAGGCGGCTCTTGGCGCAAGTGGAAACTTACTGCAAAACAGTGAGTTCCTTTTTCCGGGCGCGCGAAACGTACCTGAGGGCTACACGCTAACGAGTGGCAGCGGTATTGATGGCTATAACAATCTTAAAGTTACCAGCTGGACTTACGCATTAAGAAATGAAGCGGTTTTCGGTATCCGAGATAATCGCACCAATGCCGAAAATCCAACGGGCGCAACCAACAGCTACGTCACCAGTATTGCAAGATTTCCGGTGCGTGCCGGTCAGATTTTGCAGTTTAGCTGCTATGTAGCCGGTTGGGGCTTGCGACCAAATTCGGGCGATTTGTTGTATCTAGATTTTCGCGGTAGCAACGGTACAACGGGTATCAGTAAAAGCCGCACCAAAAAGGGCAATTACCGATACCCAAATGCAACGACCATTGCGACAAACAGATTGGGACGGAAAACGGCCGCCGATGTTTACACATCAACTACCCAATTCGAGCATTATTACTTTAACGAAGTGATTCCGGAAGGTGTCGATTTTGTGAATGTCGGCATTGCAATCCGTTCTAATTTCGGCACGGATTGTTATCTGTTCTGCTGTTTGCCGAATTTATGCGAAGTGTCAAGTTTAGATGCGCCGTTAATACCGTACACACCGGGTTCAAGCAGCGCCAAAATCACAACATTGCAATCCGCAATCGCTACTGATAAGCAAACTACCGCATCACAAATCAGCACTATGCAGTCATCGCTGAATAACGCGACGGCAAACATTAGCACGCTGCAAAAAACGGTGTCTGATGTTAGTGGTAAACAATCTGCCACTCACACCGTTAAAACTCAAGTTATCTCCGGCGGCCGCACCGCAATTGCCGGGATCGCTATGGGGGCGACAGCGGATAACAACACGGTTGAATCAAGCGTGATTGTGATGGCTGATAAGTTCGGCGTCGTTAAAAATGCGAGTGACGGCAATGTCGTACCGATGTTGTCGATAGTTGACAATAAAGCCGCGTTTAACGGTGATTTAATCGCAAGAGGTACAATTACCGGACCGCATATCCGCGCCGGACAAACGTTGTCATCTCCGGTTATTAATGGGGGGAGTTTGAATATCAATAATAGATTTATTGTTAACTCTACAGGCAACGTTGAAATAAGAAGCGCGGCGGGCAATGTAGGAATGATTATCAGGAATGAGCGTATTGATGTTTATGATACGGCAGG